CCATTGCTATCTACAGTTTCACCGCAAATGTAAACCTCTTTCAGATCATTGACGAAAACATCATTGATGGATGTTTGATGATCAACATTTAGACCATGACCAATGGTTGAAACGTAATAATCTGCCTTTTTGAAGACCTGTGGGTGCGAAAGAATGACACGGGGGTTTTGAGTGTATCCAGATCCAAAATTAAGAATATTGAATTCTGTAATAGCACCAACTTGGTTTACAACTGCTTCAATTTCACCACCAGTGCCATCACCATCGATGATAACTGTTGGAGGAATGTCTGAGTTGTATCCTGCACCATTAACATCAACAACAACCTGCTCAATACCTTTGTATTGTCTTACAACATACTCTTTGTTGGTATTTTCAGTTACTGGTGTGTAATCAACAAAAACTGTGTCTCCAACAACTAGATTGTGAGGTACTCTTGCCGACAGAATGCCATAATTGACATTATCAACGGTTTCAAAGGTGTAAGAATCTACAGTTTCGCCTTTAATCTTGGAAACACGAGCAGAAGCACCAGATCCACCAGTATCAGTGTTATCGAAGACCAATCTATCGTCAACCTGATAGTTTTCACCTGAATTCTCAACTGTAAATCCAGTTACAGCAGCATCTTCAAATCTAGTAATAGTTTCGACTTCAATATCAACCTTAGAGTCAAATTTAACTGCAGGGAAGTAATCAAAAACTTGCAGAGGAGATTCCTCAAACATTTGCTCGGGATCATCAATCTCTGCCTGATCAATAATACCGTCTCTATTCTCGTCTTCAGCGTCAAATAGCAGGATATCACCAGATTCTGTAGTTAGAGCGTTTGTGGAGGCGTTTGGAGTCCTCTCAACGTCAATATCAACATTTTCGTATGGATCTCTGTAACGGACAACACCAGTTGGAATGTTTTGTTGTACAGCATCGTCATTGAGATTCCAAATGTCAACAATAGAGTTGTAGGAAGGACCCATAACATATGGGAAGACAGGATTGCCATCTTCTGTAGCATCAATTGTGACAAAGTAGCAATATCTACCCTCGGGGAAGTCTGGTGTCTTACAGAATCTACCGTTGTATTGATCTAGATCACCAGATCCAAAAACATATTGATAATCATCAATATATGTGCCTGCAACGTCTGTCGTTAGAGCAGGACCATCAATTCTAGCAGGTGTAATGTTGGTTACTTCATCATAAACCAAGTTTGTCTTCAAAGAGTATGAAGATCTGATTCTGGAGATTTCAGAGCTTTGATCGGTAGGGTCAATATAACCATAAGGACCGTAAACTGGGTTACCATCAAATGCCCAACCAAGAATGGGAGAGTGCTCAAGAGATGTTGCTTGCTCCTTAATATTTCCAGTGCTGTCAACAAACAGGTTATCACCCAAAAGATATCTGAGTCTCTGGGGGTTTGAAACGTGAGCATACTCACCACCATATTGAATATTGTATCCTTCAAAGAGTGTGCCCTGAGCATTATCAAAATTCTCAGATTCTTGTAGGTTATAAGTCCATTGGAAGACGTTAGCAGTAAATTGAGCGTCTTGACCGATGGAATTCAGTCCAATAACTGTGGTGCCTTGAGAATACCCAATACCCCTGTTGATAATTTCAATACCAGTAACTCTACCAGCATTTTCACCGTCAGTGTCAATTGTTGCTCTAGCAACTGCACCGAAACCATCGCCTTGGATAGTTACTTCTGGTGCTGTGGTGTATCCACTACCAGCAGCAATAATTGCAATAGAAATGATTCTACCATTATTAACAATTGCTTGTGCGACAGCACCTTGACCAGAACTTAGAGATACTGTAGGTACAGAAGTATAGGAAGCACCACCATTGGTGATCGTAACTTCTTTAATACCACCTCTAACAGATGCCGTGCCAGTAGCGCCTTGACCGCCACCACCAACGATAGTTACTAGGGGTTGTGATGTATATCCACTACCACCATTGTTGACCAGGATTCTAGAAACAGCGCCTTTGGTAACAATGGCAGTTGCAGCAGCACCAGATCCATTACCACCAACAATAGAAACAAGAGGCGAGGATGTATATCCAGATCCACCATTGGTTACTTCAATCTCAAAGAGAGATCCATCAACAGTGACATTTGCAGTAGCACCAGATCCACCACCACCGCTAATTGTCAGTGCAGGAGGACTTGCAGCATCATAGTTTTGACCCTTATTGTCAATAGCAATGGAGGTTACTGCACCAAATGTTTTCTTTTTGGTAGACTTATATGATAGTACTGATACACCATTAACCCAGGTGCCAATAGGACCAGGAACAGTACTGGTTTTTGTTGAAATAGTTTCTGTGGTGAAGGGGAAACGATTAAGTTTCCTTTGGTTGCCAGGTAGGAATGCAGACCCTAGGAAAGGACCAATTTCATAGTTTGGAATACCTGTAGAGGCAACGTAAACGTATTGAGTATTAAAGAAAGAGTTTTGGACATTAGTCGTATATGGACTAATTGCAGCATCGATTGCATCGGACTGAGACTTACCTTTGTTGAGGTCAACAGAAATAAGAACGTTGCCCTGAGGAATAACTGCTGCGGGTTGTGGAAGTTGATATTGGAATACTGTGTTAGAGTCCCTAGAAGTGACTAGGAAGGTGCCGTTATACACAATAGGGTTAGCACCATAGACAGTTACCTGATCGCCTACTAGAAGACCATGTGGAGTGCTTGTAGTGACAGTAGCAGACTGATTATTGATACCACCAAAAGTGACAGAATCTACTTCCAGCAGTTTCTTAACGTTATACAACCAAGTAGTCAGTCTAGGATCTTCTGATGTACCACCTAGTTTAGAAACGGTAAGTTTATCACCAGGCAAATAGTAAGATCCAGTGTCAGTTAGAGTGGTTTGTTGGGCATCAACAATACCAACAACATTCATAACAACTTCTTGTGCAGTGCCCTTATTGAGGTAAACAAAGAAGTTGGAAGAAACTACAGTAGCAGAATCCCATACTTGTGCTATTGTATTGGAAGAACCTCTAGTACATTCGATAAACTGGTTTAGAGACTTCTCTTTATATTCTACGATTTCACTACCAGCAATAACAAATTGACCATTTCTTTCAGGCCAACCAATCGTCGAGTCAACAGTGATAATGTCATTATCCACCCCAAGTGGCTCGGCAAGTTTTGTTTTGTAAGGAACAACAAAGTTGCCAAGGATTGTTTCCTCAGACAAAATCAATTCATAAATGATGTCTTCAGAAGTGGCAATAGAAATGAAGTTTTCTACTAGAGCACTTGCATTTTTAATGTTGGGGTCTGCAATATCCTCAACCTGCTCGATGAGAGCATCTTGAATGTTTGCTGGATCACCAGAAACCAAAGTTGCACGAAGAACCGTGTTGATTTCCCAAGTCGCAGCAGATGGTTTGATGATCTGATCCTTAGGATAGGAAACAGTTACATTCTCACCATAAAGAAGTTTGAATAGATAAGCAACACTTAGTGCGGTGCCCTTAGTGCTATAAAAATCTTTAATAGTTTTAATAGCAGTCCTAACATCGATAGAGTCATAATCGAGTTGAGGAATGTCAGGAAGATATTGCTGAATATATTTGTCAAGCAATCTCTTGACAAATAAAGCATCTAGACACTTAATTTCTGCGTTAATTGCATGTGTGGATGCGGTAGTGTTATTGCTGAATACTGCGTTACCAGTTTCTTCATATGCAGTGATACCACTAGCTGCTCTAGCGCAACCTTCAAATCTGCATTTTTCATACCCACTGCCACTAGTGAGGACTTTGAAACCAGTAATTTCATTAAGACCCACTTCAACAGAAGCTTCTGCTTGAGGAGGTGCTTGAATAATAATTTTTGGAGGATTTGTAGCACTGTATCCACTACCAAAATTAGTAATGTTAATATCAGTAATTTGACCGTTAAAGATCGACGCTGTTGCGGTTGCTCCTGTGCCACCGATGTATACGCCAGAAGTATCCGTCCTATCATCAACAATATAGACGGAGGGAATATCTTCGTAACCACTACCTCCACTTAGCAACTCAATGTCAATAACACGTCCAGTGCCATCAACAGTGGTTTCTAGGACTTGAGCACCAGTTGGGTTGATAACCGCAATTCTAGGGGCAGAGGTATAACCCTGACCTGCATTCAAAACGGTAATTGAAGTAATTACACCATTTGTTAGATTTGCTCTCAGAGATGCTTTGATGGGATTGATACCATCAGGCTCATCAACATAAATTTCAGGTGCTGTTGTATATCCGCTACCACCATTAACGATTGGAGGGGGTCCAGCAAGTACACCACCATTTGCACCATAAGTCATGGTGACTGCGCCCAGCTCAGCGCCGCCTGGTTGTTTAAAGGTAACTCTAGGTGTGAATGTATATCCACTACCAGAAGAAATGGTTTCTAGGGATGTAACCGCACCATTTGTAACTATTGCTTTGATTTCTGCAGCAACAGATCCTTCTTGAGTTGGAGATTCAATTACAACAGTAGGAGGATTTGTATCACTGTAACCTCTACCACTTTTTAGAAGAGTGGTATTCTTAATTCCATTGATTAGAGGTTGTACAGAGGATCCTGATCCTACAGACGATTTAACTGTAACTTTGGGGGGATATGCAAACCTATATTGAGATCCACCCTGAGCAACTTCGACAGAAGTGAGTTGACCTGCCGCATTAACACGGGAAAAACCAACAGCATCCGTGCCAAAAGAAGGAATTGGTGCTTCAATAGAGAAAAGGTCGAGTCTTCTACCCGTAATAGGCACCAAATTGATAAAATTGATTAGGTTGCCATCAAAAGTAAAGTCAATCTTTGGTTGTAGAATTTGACCGTCATAGATTGCAATAACGTATTCATCTACTTCGGGATTGTATGCGTCAGAGTCTCTGGTAACAGCGAAACTAGTTTTACCTTCACCAAATGCACCTGAAATATTATCGAGTGCATAAATGCTATTCTCAATGAAACCACTTAGATAAATGATTTGAGTTTCCGCTGCATTATCAGCAGGCAATTTGGTTCTTGGTGCTGTAGTGAAGACAATATAATCTTCATCAATGGTATAATCAACTCCAGGAATCAAATACTCATTGTAGACTTTTACAAGTACATGAAAATTTGAAGGGGGAGAAATGGGAGTTTCTTGAAGCGTAAGTTGGAAACGTCTTTCAACACCATCAAACAAATCTATGATATTTGCAATAGTAGTCCACTTTTTCTGTACCTGTTCATAGGAAATGCCAGGAGACAGACCAATGCTAGGAGACTGTACTGCCTTCTCATAGTAAATGACTTCATCGCCAATTAGAATACTTCCGTCATTCTCTAGGAATTTGTCAACGTTTTCTACGAAAATTGTAGCATCTGAAGTGCCTGCGGATTCTACAATTTTTGTAGACCCGCCAAGAATTCCAACATCAAGTTTATCAATGTTTAAGTAATTTAGAAACTCATTGATTATGTTTTGACCATATCCAGTTTTTTCTTGTGACTTGTAGTAGTATTCAAGAAATTTATTGAATAGGGGACTAAAGTCGTTGACAAACTGGGGTGTTTGCGAACTAACGGATTGGGAAACCTTGTTTATAGACATTTATCAGAAACACGTTTGATTTGCCAAATTGCCTGGGACCGTGATATCGGGGATATCGATCACTACTGGAGCAGTATTAAAGTCGTCTGGCGTAAGACTATTTATTGGGATATTGGAGGGTAATGCAGTGCCAATGGGGGTAATTGAGATACTTGGAGTGATAATTTCAATCGTGCTATTTGGCTCAGAAACTCTAATTGTAGAGTTGTTTGAGGGGATAAACAAAACAGGAATTCTGAGGTCTCCAAGATCCGCAAGTGCTGTATCTGAAATGTCAACTTCCACTTCTGTAGCATCAGCATCAAATTCAGCACCAGTGATGCTGGGAAGGTTGTTTCCACCACTACCGATAATTGCCACAGGACCAAAACAAACTTGACCTGTTTGATAATTTACAGTGCCTGCTTTCTCATTTGTGTATACCTTTCGGTTTCCACTATTGTAGTAAATACGAAGATTTCCATAACCATCATCTTCAAAGTATTGATCTCTACCAGGCTCTTGCAACGTCCTGAATGTGCCAGATCTAAGAACAGGTGCTTTAGGGCAAGAAACATTATCACCACCACCATCATCATCGTCTCCAGATCCACTGTCATAGAGTGGTTGACCAACAGTTATGCAATATGTGTTTGTTTCTGGGGGAGCAGGATCAATGTACTTCAGCAAACTAATTTGAGTGCTGGAATCTGTAATACATCTGTCAGAATTGACAATTGCTCTCTCAAAATTACCAAGACTAAACGCCTGACCAAAGTTATTGATGCCAGATGTTGCTGCCCAATCTGCTGCTGCGGTTTGCGCGTTGGTGCCAATTGCACTGACCGCTCTACCTGAGCAAGCAGGGTCATATTGCAAAAATACTTTGGGATAGATGTACATCGTATCCGCATCGATAACAACCGATTCAATCGACGCCATTGAATATGATCTCAACTGAGTAGCAAGCGACTTTTTGGTCGCATCGTTGAGTTTAGATCCAGTTTTTGTCTTAATTGCAATGAATACTTTTCCGTAAATAGGAGGATCTAATTCATCACCACCAAATGCAACGACAGTTTTAGCGTTGTCATAAATCTTTTTAGTGATTGTCTCATAATCCTGAGAAGTAACTGCTCTGTATTGAGCGGAGTAAAATCTAGGAGCGAGATATTTGATGGATTCTAGGCTTTCTGCTGCAGACCCATAATTTGCTTTGTCCGCAAGAGTAAAGGCAACACTAGAAACACCGTAGACTTGAGAATTACTATCTACAAATCTACCCACAAAACTAAACTTATTGACACCATTTGCTTCCGCACCTGAAGTCACAAGATAGTTAAGATCAATAACTTCTCCGTCTCCAAGGTCTCTTCCGATAACTCCATCACCAAATTGAATCTCATATCGCATGTCCTCACCTTCAGTAAGGAAATAAACGCGGTCTGTAGACTTGACAGTAGTTACATTATCTACAAGATTGTATACATCAGACTCGGTTGATGACGCATTCGCTCTAACTTTGACGGAAAGTGTCGAAACATCCGCGTTTGAAGTTGGGATGTTAAACGACTGCTTAATAAATTTATTGACAGTATATGAGAAGTTGACAAGACTACCCTCATAAATTTTTACGCAACTAAATGTTGCTTGACCTGAAACTTGATCTACAGGAAGAGTTATGTTTTCTAGAGTATTCCAAACATAGTTGCCACCAGTACATGTAGGTCCACTCAAAAGCGTTACATTGTTTGGAAAAACATCATTTTGCGCTGTTGTTTGTACAGTTACATGAATATAAGCATATGCCGCTTTAATTGACGTTGGAGTGTAGTTTAGAAGTTTTGCTTGCTTGACTACATTGTCTCTAACAGTGGCAGTGTCCAAAAATGCCTCATTCATCGACATATTAGCGGTAAATGCCGTGTAATATGTGTTATACGCCAACATGTCGATTATGTACGACAAAGACGACCCCTCAAAATCATAATCCGTAAACTCATCACGAGTCCTTAGATATGATTTGATCGAAGACTTAATATCTTCAAAGTCCAGTGCTGTTAAATTCTTGGGTTGCATTGGTTAGGGACGCTGTAATACGAATTCTACATTTTCAACAATGGGTAGACCAATAATCTTATATTCAACAGATACCTCAATGGCATTGTTGTCATAATCTGCTGCACACTGTACCTTAGTAACAGAAATGCGTTTCTCATTATTTCTAAGTGTATTTAGAATCTCAGTTTGAATTGCATCTACCAAAAATGGATCTAGTGGCTCAAACAAAAGTGCTGAAATACGAGATCCGTAATTAGGTTGATAAAATTTTTCTCCAGGGACAGTCAAAACTAGATTTTTGACCGACTGCTTAATGGCATTATCATTTGACACAGTATTTACATCACTTGTAAATGCATTTCGTGTAAAATCCATCGCAAGGTCTTTGAATGCTCTAGACCTGTTGCGACCGAAATCTGCGCCAGTAACTGATTTTAGTGCCATCTTTCTACATAGTCGTCAAAACCACCTTTGCCGCCGCACCACCTAGAATTTCTGTCCTTGGGAGGACGATTCTTGTCCAAATTATTCAAAATTGCGTCAGCGCGTGGATCTGTAATTAAAACCATCCCCGACTTGATGAAATCTTGACTTTGATCTGGAATTGGATTGTTTGCCATGATTTTTTAAGTTCCGTTGGACAGAACTTTTAGAGGGGTTGCTATCCCTAGGTATTATTTAGCGTCGTCTTCGATCTCTTTCTTCGTACGCCAGAAATAATCAGTGTTATCACCGAGTCTACCCCAAGGCACCCCATTCTCAACTTGATAATACTCCGTCGAAACTTTAAAATCTGGGATTTTTGGCTCTTC